GCACCTGTCTTAGGTAGACGATACACAGGTGAAGGTGAAGACAATAACTTAGGTCAAGACACTATTATAGCAACTGAACTTGGTTATGGACAACCAGAAGACAGAGAAGTATTTGTAAAGATAGCTGATATATCTCTGAAAGAAGGTAGTGAGTTTGCATCTAAACCTGGCTCAGCAAATGATGGAGATTTCTTAGAGTTCTTAAAGACAGGAAGCTTTGGCGCTAGTGAATCTTATGCAGATCAAGAGGGTAAAGACTTTACTCCAACGCTTACATATGGAGATGCTTTAGCGAAAGTCAAAGATACAAAACCTTATGTACCAGAGACAGTAGATACAGGACCTTCGTCTACTTATATACCTATAAGCCCTGAGTTAAAGAATGAGATGAGTGATGCCGTTGATAGTGCAGCTATATCATTCCAAGAACAGATGGAAGTTAATCGTAAGCGTATAGCAGAGATTGAGGCTAATGAAAAGAAAAGAGCAGAAGAACAGGCTGAGGCTGCTAGACAAGCTCAGGCTGCTGCAATAGCGGCTGAACAAAAACGTGATAGTGAACGTACTGTAGTTACACCATCTCAAGCCGCGTCTGTAAGTGATGTCACTATAAAAAATCGTACAGATAGTAGTGGTAAGTCAGCAGGGCAAACAGGTTATACAAGTGCTCTGAGAGAACGTAAAAATAAACAACAACAAGCACAAAAGTCAGCTAGTGCTTTTACAGCTAGTAAAGTTGCAAGTTACAAACCCGGAAAGAGTTTTAGCGGTGGGTTTAAAAAAGGTGGATTAGTAAAGAAACCAAAGAAAAAATAAATATCTATAAGGTATCAAAATAACAATAAGGCTACCCAGCTTCGGCTGGCCCCATCATAAGGAATACAACATGATACAAGAACCACAAGAAACTACGCCGATTAAAACTTCATCGGCTTCACATCAAAGAAATGATGCACGTGTTAAGCGTGATCAAGAAGAACTAGAGGCACTGCTAAAGCAAGCACGTGGCGAGACAGATGAAACAGAAGAAGTTGTTGAGGCGAAACCCAGTAGCGAAGATCCTGTCGAACCCAAAGTTCAGACAGAGAGTAGTACCAAACAAGAAGAAGAACCCGAAGGTGAAGCACAAGAAGATGATGCTGAGCTAAGTGCTGAAGAAAAAACCTTCAAGCAACGCTACTCTGATATACGCCGACACATGCAGGATAAAGAGAAAGACTTTAGTGCTAAGCTTGAGAAGCTAGAAAAACAACTTGATCTTGCAGCAAAGAATGAGCTTGTACTCCCTAAGTCAGAAGAAGAGATTGATGCATGGGCTAGAAAATACCCAGACATTGCAGGTATTGTAGAAGCTATTGCGGCAAAAGAAGCTGATAAGAAGTCATCTACTTTAGATGCTAGGCTTGCTGAGATAGAAGAGTTACGCTCTACTGCAAAGCGAGAGAAGGCTGAGGCAGAGTTACTAGGTATGCACTCTGACTTTATATCTATTAGAGAGGATGATGCTTTCCACACATGGGCAGATAATCAACCTAAGTGGGTACAGGATGCTCTCTATGAAAATGTAGATGATGCTAAATCTGTATCTCGTGTTATTGACTTATACAAATCTGATATGGGTATTACTAAAAGTAAAACGTCTTCATCAGATAAAGGCGCAGCGAGTTCTGTAAAGAGTAAACGCTCAGCCGCACCAGAGCCAGAAGACAGTTCATCTTACTTACGTGAGTCACAAATTGCTAAGATGAGCATTAAAGAATACGAGAAGCGTCAAGAAGAAATTATGGACGCTCAACGTAACGGTAAATTTATTTACGATTTATCAAAGAAATAGTTGACATCTGTTTAAAGATGGATACAACTAGGTGCATGTACAGGTTACTTGAACTGCCTGTACATGCTTATAACTAAGCTCTATCCACAAAAAAGAACTACCTCAGACTAAAGGCCCAGCGCTTAACGGATGGCAATCCCTAAAGCAAAGCTGACTACCCTATTAAGAAGAGCCTCTTTAGTTGGTATGAAGCGTATAATGTCACGCCATATCTATAAGGAGATTACACAATGGCTATTACTTCCGCAAGTGGTGGATTTAACGGAAACTTTTCCCCAATTATCTACTCAAAACAAGCACAGATCGCACTTCGTCGTGCAGCTGTAGCTAACGCAATCACTAATAACTCTTACTTTGGTGAGATTGCAAACCAAGGCGATGTTGTTCGCATTCAAAAAGAACCAGATGTGACTGTAAACGCTCTTGAGCGTCACACAGCTATCTCTGTTGAAAAGTTGAATGATGAAGACTTCTCTTTGACTATTGACAAAGCTAACTACTTTGCGTTCAAGATGGATGACATCGAGGACCAATTCTCAAATGTTGACTACGTTAGCCTAGCTGCTGACCGTGCAGCGTTTAAAATGGCTGACTCAATGGACGCAGACATTCTATCATACATGTCAGGTCACACAACTGCAGGTGCTTTCATTACCGCAACATCAGGTGATGCACAGCATGACACAGCTGGAAACCTAACAGGTGAGTTTTTAACTGCTAACCATTTGGACGCAACGGACTTCGGTTCATTGGGTTCTGCTGACTCTGCTTCAACAGCATATGCTAATGGCGATTCAATCCCATTGGCTCCACGTCTTCCAGGCGCAACAGCGTTGTCTACAGCGACTGTTTCACCTTTGACAGTGGTTGCTCGTATGGCACGTCAAATGGATCAAGCAAATGTTGACTCAAGAGGTAGATGGCTGGTATTAGACCCGGTATTTATTGAGATGCTCAAAGACGAAGATTCACGTATGTTGAATGCTGACTTCGGTGGAGCAGGTCTACAAAACGGCTTGGTCTTAAACAACCTACACGGCTTCCGTATTTACCAATCTAACTCACTACCTGCAAAAGGTACAGGGGCTGGAACTTCTGGTGCATTAGCACAAGACGTAAACTTTGGTGTTATTGTAGCTGGTCAAGACGATGCTGTTGCTTCTGCTGAGCAGATCAACAAGGTCGAGAACTATCGTGACCCAGATTCATTCGCTGACATCGTTCGCGGTATGCATCTTTACGGGCGCAAGATTCTTCGCCCAGAAGCATTAGTCACAGCGCACTACAACGCTGCGTAATAAAACACTATTAGAGAGTCCCTTAATTGGGGCTTTCTATTTGTCTTATAAACCCATATAAAAGGATTCATATTATGGCTTTTATCGCCGATACCGTTTTTGATAATGGGCTTACAGTAGTAGATACTAACGGTACTCGTTTAGATATTTGCTCTAGTGAGCCTACAACTTATTCAGCGGCTACTTCTTCTCTAACGTTAGGTAATGCTACTGTAAACACAGGTTCTCCGCAAAATGGTGCAACTGATGGTAGACGTGTAATCATACCTGCAATTACTGCTGGTACTGTAACAGGTACAGGAACTGCAGCATTCTGGGCATTAACAAATGGCTCAAATACTTTGTATGCTACTGGTTCTTTAAGTTCTTCTCAAGGAGTTACTACAGGTAACACTTTCTCATTAGACGCAGTATCTATTACTATACGTGACGCTTAGTAGAAGTTAATTAGGTGGCTGATCATAATTTAAGGGCAAGTGGCTACGCCATATATGGAACTTCTGTCTACGGGCAGGAGCAATATGGTGGTCATGTACGCTCTGAAGTTGAGGTCAGCCAACCTCTACTAGTAAAAGTTTTAAGTGCAGACAATACTACAGCTAACTCTCAAGTAGCTACACCTACACTAGAACAGAATCATAGTCTACTATCTGTAAGTGTTACAACTAACTCTGAAGTAACTACATCTACATTAGAACAGGTTCACAATCTATTATCTGTAAGTGTATCTTCTAACTGTCAAGTAACCACACCTACAATAGAACAAGATCATAGTTTACTACCTGTAAGCAACTCTTCTAATTCTGAAACAACTGCAGGTATACTAAGACAAGATCATAATTTATTACCTGTAAGTTTATCTTCCAACTCTGAAGTAATTAATCCAGACTTAGATGAGCTTAATATATTAGACGCTAATGACGTGTCTTCTGTTACTACTCTAACAATACCAAGTATAGGTCAGGTACACAACGTAAGCCCTGTCTCAGTAGAGGCTAACGCTGAGTTCAACTCTCCAGAATTAAACGAGAGCCACACACTACTAGCAACAAGCTTTAGTACTAATGCTGAAGTAAGTTCACCTGATATTAGCGAAAACAATGAGTTAATATCTGTATCTGTTGCAACAAGTTCAGAAACACTTGCAACAAATATAACTCAGTTACATGTTGTAACTTCTGTACTAGCGGAAGCAGACGCTGAAACAGATCAGGCTAATATAACACAGTTACATGTACTTGATGCAAGTGACACAGAAGTAAACACTACTACATCTACAGTAGGCTTTAATCAGCTACACGTACTAGAACCTGTTAATGTTACATCAGGTATATCCCAAGTTAATAACCCTGATGTAGACGAACTTAATATACTAGATGCTGAAGACATAAGTTCTTCAACTGCCTTAGTAATACCCTTTATTAATCAGTTACATAATATAAGTGCTAATGATTTAGAAACTTCTAATGTACCTGAGACTTCATCACCTGATGCAGTTATTAAAATTATATTCTTAGCTGATAGCGTTGAGTCTACAACACCAGAAGTATCTTCGCCTACTGCCACTGGAAACAATAACTTAAACGGTGTAAGCGTAGAAACAGATACTGAAACTAATGTAGTATCTATAGCCCAACATCAAGTTTTAACTGCTACTACTACCCAGACTAATACTGAAACTGCATCCGCAACTATATTACAGTTGCATGTTGTAGATGCAGATGATACAATAAGTAATACAGAAACAAGCTTACCTATAGTAACTCAGTTACAAGTTTTAGGTGCTGAAGATATATCTGTTACTCCCGAAGTAACGTCAGCTTTAGCTAGAAACTTAGAGCCTATAGATCAAGACACTAGGTTTACAATACATATACCTTCAGAAAATAAAGTAGTGACAGTAGCCTCTCAAGATTATAGTAATAACGTATTAGTACTTCATGAGAATAGAAACTTGTTAATACTAGCGGATAGGATTGCAGCATAATGAAATGGCCTTTCAAAGACCCCGACGAAATACTAGATTACTCAGTAGATTGGTCAAGATTCTTAGACACTCATTCAATAGAGGCGGTAGCTTGGTCAATAAAAAATGCTGATGGTACTAAGACAACAGTATCTGCAGGTGAAACAGTAGACGGGCTTACCCTATACCAACAAACCAATACAGCCACTGTAGCTACAGCTAGATTTGGTGCAGGTACAGCTAATAAAACATATAAGATAACATGTGCAGTTACATTTAACACTTCGTTAGTATCAGAGCGTGTTATTCAGCTACCAATCAAGGAACGATAATCATGGCATATGACTATTTAGAATTAGTTAATGATTTAAATCGTAGGGTTAATGAAACTGAACTTAGTTCTAGTAACTTTGCAGATGCAACAGGTTTTTATAATACAGCTAAAGATGCTATAAACTCTTCTATTAGGTTGCTAAATCAGGAACAATTCCAGTGGCCTTTTAATTACCTAGAACAAGAAGATGTATTAACTGCAGGTGACATGAGGTATGATATACCTTACAATGCTAAGACAATAGATTACAATACATTTAGAATAAAACGAAATGCTACCTTAGGTAATACAACAGTTACACTAAAAGTAATGGATTACGAAGAGTACCTCTCTAAGTACGTAGATAGTGAGTACAATGAAGATACAAGTATTCGTACAGTACCTACACATATTGTAAGAGCGCCAGGTAATCAGTATATAGTATATCCTTCTCCTGATAAGAACTATGAACTTATATATGAAATGTATTCTCTTCCAGTTGACCTTATACTACACTCAGACGTACCTTCCGCACCAGAAGCATATCGTCATATAATAGTTGATGGTGCAATGTATTATGTTCAGACATTTCGTAACGATAATCAATCAGCACAGATGTCTCTTCAAAAGTTTAATGAAGGTGTTAAAAACATGAAGGCTATATACATAAATAGATTTGAATATTTATATGATAAGAGGGTACACTTTTAATGGCTACAGGTTGGGAAGCATTTCCACTTGAGTTAAACGGTGGTCTAGTGAGTAACATGTCAAGGTTACAGCAAGGGCTTAAAGCCCCTGGTTCTGCTAGAACATTAATAAACTTTGAACCCTCCGTTAAGGGTGGGTATCGTCGTATCAACGGCTTTAATAAATATACTAGTAGTTATATACCTGCATATGGCTCTCCTGTAGTGCAAGGAAGTTCTCAATCAGGTACATCTATTGTTATAGCTAACATGTTTGTAAATGTTGCACCAAGCTCTACCTTTCAAATAGCAGGGGTATCGGGTACATATACTGTAGCAAGTAGTTCTTTTAGTAATACAAATAAAGAAACTACACTGACGATTACACCATCTTTAGCTAGTTCACCAGCAGATAAAGCAGCTATAACATTTAGCAATAAGACAAGCAAAACAGAAGGCTTACATTTCTTCGTAGATACAGCTAATAGTGTTAATACTACTTTAGCATACAGAGATGGTAATTTATATTCTTCAACAGGTTCTATATTTACTAATCAAAGTGCGCCCAACTATGGTTCTACTAATGTAAAAACATCAGGTCAATCAGGTTCTACTTTAATAGTACAAGGGTTTACATCCGACACAGATGTTGCTAGGATAGGGGATACGTTTACTGTAGCAGGTATTGAAAAAGTTTACACAGTCTTATCAGCACCTTCTATAAGCTCTGGTCATGGGACTATTAGTATATACCCTGCCTTGGCTTCTTCTCCTGCTGACACAGCAGTAGTAACGTTCATTGGTCGAGCAATGTCTGGTGGTACTAAAGCTAGGTTTGTAGACTTTAACTATGATGGTACAGAACGTACAGTAATGGTTGACAGCACTAACTACCCTATTACTTGGGGAACTAGTGAAGGTCTTAAAGTATTAGATAGTACCTCAGATATATTAGGTTCTGAAGTAGTAGCTTCTTTTAAAGATCATCTATTTTTTGGTAAAGGTTCTAACTTAATATTCTCTGCACCTTTTTCACAAAACGATTTTACTTCGGGTAATGGAGCAGGTTCTGTTAGATTACCTTCACGTATTACTGGTCTGGTAACATTCCGTGATAAACTAATTATATTTACTAACTCAAGCATACATCAACTTACAGGTACTACCTCTGCATCATTTCAATTAGCAGAAATATCAGAAGACTTAGGTTGCTCAGAACCTGACACTATACAAGAAGTAGGTGGTGATATTATGTTTCTGGGACGTGACGGTCTAAGGTTTTTAGGTGCTACTGCTCGTATTGGTGACTTCAACTTATCTTTAGCATCTCGTAATATACAAGATAATATAACAGAGTTCTCAACTTCTTATGCAGATGTAGTATCTTTAATAGTTAGAAGTAAATCTCAGTATCGTATTATGGGGTTTGCATCAGGACAACTAGAAGCTGCGTCTGAAGGTTATATAGGTACACAGTTCGCTGACCAAGATGCTTCTAGTTTTTCATGGTCACAGACTAAAGGTATTAAAGCGTATCGTACAACATCCGCTATTTCAGATAGTTCTGAAGTTACATTGTTTGTAGGGGAAACAGGTTATATCTACAGGTTAGAAACAGGTAATACCTTTGATGGTTCTGTAATACCAGCAAGTCTTTTTACACCTTTTATATCTGTTAATGATCCTAAGATAAGAAAGACATTGTTTAAAGCTACTACTTACTACGATCCAGAGGGTGATATAGACGGTAACTTAACTTTTAAATATGACTTTCAAAGACCAGAGGTAATACAACCCTTGTCAGGTGGTGGTAACTTTGCTATATTTGGTAATGCAATATATGGAAATGTTAGCTATGGTGGTGATCCAGAAACAGTTATTGAAACTAATGCAACAGGTTCGTTCTTTACAGTTTCATTACAGTACGAGTTCACAACAGCAGGTAATCCACCTTTTATAGTAGACACAGTTCTACTTGAATACTCTAACAACGA